CAATCAGAAGTTCCAGGACTCATCTTATCTATCCGACAAAAATCAAAGATTAAAAATACTTATCTGGACAAAATCATTCCACAATTGGATAGAGATTCTCGCTTACGTACAGGTTTTAATCTCCATAGTACTACTAGCGGTCGTCTTAGCTCTAGTGGTAAACTTAATATGCAGCAGCTGCCTCGTGATAACCCAATTGTAAAAGGTTGTATCAAAGCTGCTCCGGGGCATAAAATTGTAGCAATGGATTTAACAACAGCAGAAGTATATGTTGCTGCTGTTCTTGCAAAAGATAAAGCCCTTATGGATGTATTCCGTGCGGGAGGAAACTTTCACTCACAGATTGCAAAGAAAGTATTTAAACTACCCTGTGAAGCAGAAGAAGTAGCAGAGCTATATAGCACACAACGACAGGCTGCAAAAGCAGTAACATTTGGTATCATGTACGGAGCTGGGCCGAAGAAGATCAGCGAACAAGTAACCAAGGACTCGGGCAAATATTTTAGCCCACAAGAAGCGACAGAAGTAATTAATGAATATTTTGGAGAGTTTCACAAGTTAAAATCTTGGATTGAAGAGAACCAAAAGTTTATTGCCCAAAACGGGTTCATTTATAGTTATTTCGGTCGAAAAAGGAGATTACCAAATGTTGGATCGACAGACGCGGGTATCAAGAGCCATAGCATTAGGTCTGGTCTTAACTTTCTGGTGCAGTCTGCTGCTTCTGATATTAACTTATTAGGCGCAATAGACATGAGCGAGCATTTAAAGGCTAAAAAATCTAAAGCACGCATCTTTGCACTGGTACATGACTCGATTCTCGCCGAAGTACCAGATGAAGAAGTAGACTCATATGTAGAAACCCTACAGAACTTTATTCAGATGGATCGAGGTATTTCTATTCCAGGTGTCCCAGTAGGGTGCGACTTTGAGATAGGAGAAGACTATTCTATGGGTAAATTCGAGAAGATGTATGGTAATTACTTATAAAAATATAGCTAAGTTAAGGTTTCCAGTATATTTATTAAAGTCTGGAAACTGGGACTATGGAGATGGGCTTTTATTTTTAGAGGGAAAGCTGTTAGACGATAAAAATATGCCTGGAGATACTCTGGGCATACGTCGAGCACAAACACCTCAAAGAGGTCAAGAGGATTTAAAGAAAGCTATAGTATCACCAAATGGCTTATTGAAGCAATCTACAAAGTACTTCATTGATACAAATGGTATGCCTTTTATCTACGAAAAGACAGTTTTTTGTAAATTAAAGTATTTTAAAATTACTAAAATAGATAGAAAGGACGTTGCTTCAATAATTTGGGTAAAAGGCTGTAAGTTTCCTTTTACTGTACCACGTCCGCCAGAGGTTGGTATGACCTGGGCGGGTATTTTGCATCTACATGGACTACCGTGGATGCTTTATGAGTACTCAGACGAGAAACTCAAAGACTCAAGAAGGAAAGTTTAATAACTATGGGCAAACGACGAAAAACTTTATCGGGTGTAAATTTTGACCTGAGAGAGATAGAACCCTTAACACGTAACCAACTAAAAGCATTTGAATCAGACAAGAACCTTGTATTACATGGATTAGCGGGCACAGGTAAGACGTTTATATCGTCATATTTAGCTTTTGATGATATGACAAAAGGTGATTATCAAAAACTCGTAATTATACGAAGTGCTGTACCAACCAGAGACATTGGGTTTCTGCCAGGTACGGAGAAAGAGAAGGGTTCTGTGTATGAAGAGCCTTATAAAGATATTGCTAACGATTTGTTTGGACGAGGCGATGCCTATGAAATACTCAAACAGAAACGTTTAGTAGAATTTATGACTACTTCGTTTATACGCGGAATCACACTTAGGGATGCTGTTATTCTTATTGATGAGTGCCAGAATATGTCTTTTCACGAATTAGACTCAATTATTACCCGAATGGGCGAGAATTGTAGAGTTATGTTCTGTGGAGATTTTAGGCAGGCCGATTTAAAAGGCAACGGTCTAAAAGACTTTATTAGGATTCTTAAACGCATGGACTGTTTCACCTTTATCGACTTCCAAGTAGAAGATATTGTTCGAAGCGATTTTGTTAAAAATTATATTATAGCGAAGAATGAACTACAACTATGAAGGCAGTAATTAGCAACAGAATTTATATGGAATGCACCGCCGAGTTTCAAGACAAGCTCGATAGAGAGCTTACATATACAATTCCATCATACAATCCATTAGATCCGCCCCAGGTTATAAAGAGTATGGGCATAGTTCGTAATGGATTGATTTCGCTGCCGACTGGTTGTGTGGATAAAATACCAGACCACTATGAGATAGTTGATAAGCGGTTATATGTGCCAGTTGAATTTCCAGAGTTTAAGTTCCCGCTCCGAGATAGTCAACAGGCGGTATATGATGAGATTGATGACTGTGCTATAATTAACGCCTGGGTCAGCTGGGGTAAGACTTTTACAGGTCTTGCCATAGCTGGAAAACTTGGACAAAAAACTCTTATTGTAACCCATACTGTACCACTAAGAAATCAGTGGGCGAAAGAGGTAGAAAAAGTCTATGGAATCACAGCTGGAATCATTGGCAGTGGAAGGTTTGAACTTGATGCTCCTATCGTCATTGGGAATACACAGAGTTTGTACCGAAATATAGACAAGATTCGTAAAGAGTTTGGCACTATTATTCTTGATGAAATGCACCATGTGAGTAGCCCAACTTTTTCTAAAATTATTGACACAAACCATTGTCGATATAAGATAGGCCTATCAGGAACTATCGAAAGAAAAGACGGAAAGCACGTAGTATTTAGAGATTTCTTTGGGTCTAAGATATTTAAACCACCGAAAGAGAATTACATGGTGCCGACTATTCACTTAGTGCATTCTGAAATACGGTTCATGGATGGTGCAAAGATACCCTGGGCGAATAGAGTTACAAAGTTATCAAACGATGAAGAATATCGCCACACTATTTCCATGCTTGCGGCGGCCTACGCCGCAAGAGGGCACAAGGTCTTAGTCGTAAGTGATAGAGTGCAATTTCTGAAGGCTTGCGCCGAGCTAACAGGTGACAGAGCAGTATGTGTTACAGGTGAGGTTTCACACGAAGAAAGAGAAAGGTTAGTAGAAGAGATACTTACAGGAAATAAGAACGTACTCTACGGTACGCAGGCAATTTTCTCAGAAGGTATTTCGGTTGATACACTAAGTTGTCTCATACTTGCTACACCAGTAAACAATGAACCGCTATTGACGCAGCTAATAGGCCGAGTCATACGAAAGCGGGAAGGTAAAGTAGACCCAGTGATTGTAGATATACACCTTCGCGGCAAGACCGCACAGCGACAAGCTTCGAATAGGGTGGGATATTACATGAAAGAGGGATACAACATGAAGTACCTTTAAAAAAATAGTTCTTGACAATAATCCAATTTTAGAGTATAATAATGTTCTTATTTGACTGGCAGAAGGTTTACGACGAAGCAAACGGGAGTATTTCCCAGTGCAATCGTATTATGGAAATGCTTATTACTAAGCGTATTCCAATTAATAAATACGATCCGATCTATAAATTTTCTCAGAAAAACTTCGCGGGTACCAGCTTTCTGCTGCACCCTGACGTACTCGTCTACGAGTCATATAAGTATTCGCAGCGTGAGCTTGCCGAATATTACGCTATTGCTTCGATCCGGAGCTTGGCGCACTACATAGCAACACAACAAACCACACTAGAACTACTACATTTACCAGTAGAACTAGAATTAATTAACGACAATAGACTACTTCGGATAGATGAGCAATATGTTCACTTTCTATATGAAGAAGTCACACCGGAGAAATTACACTAATGGCACTATCATTCAACAGTCAACAGGGTTCAGCCCAAAAATCATCAATCGACACTTTTCAATACCGCGATGGCGAAAACAAGATGCGTATCGTAGGAGACATCCTTGCGCGTTATGTTTATTGGATTGAAGGCGAGAACGGCAAAAACATTCCTTTGGAGTGTCTGTCTTTTGATCGCAACAGCGAGCGTTTCAACAACCAAGAAAAAGATTGGGTTCGTGAATACTACCCAGACTTGAAGTGTGGCTGGAGCTATGCTTGTCAAGCTATCGACCCTGCTGATGGAAAAGTAAAAGTAGTAAACCTAAAGAAAAAACTTTGGGAACAAATTGTTGGAACAGCACAGGACGGCCTCGGCGATCCTACTGATCCAGTAAATGGTTGGGATATTTGCTTTAAGCGAGTAAAGACTGGCCCACTTCCATATAATGTAGAGTATCAGTTGCAAGTACTAAAGTGCAAAAATCGCCCTCTCGATGAAGATGAGATGGCTTCTATTGCTAACCTTAAATCTATGGATGATGTTATGACTCGTCCAACTCCTGATGCGCAGAAAGAGCTTCTTGATCGCCTGCGTACTGGTAGCAATGATAACGACGATGAAATGCTCGAAGAGCAGTTTAAAATCGTATGATATTATATACGGCAGACTGGCACATTAAACTGGGACAGAAGAATGTCCCAGTAGCGTGGGCAGTAAATCGCTATAACTTATTCTTTCAACAAGTCTATGAACTTGAGAAAGAGTGCAGTATGCACATCATAGGTGGAGATTTATTTGATAGGCTGCCAAATATGGAAGAGTTGGAACTTTACTTCTCGTTTATTCGATCGGTAAGGATTCCAACAATTATTTATGACGGAAACCATGAAGCAACTAAAAAGAATAAGACATTCTTTTCACAGTTGAAGGAAGTCTCACGGGACATTAATCCGTTAATTCATGTTATAGACATTTCCTACATTGATAACGATTTAGGGTTTGGCATTCTTCCATATGCAGACTTACACAGAAAGGGTAGTATAGATCATTTTAATAAGAGCCAACCTTTGTTTACCCATGTTCGTGGAGAGATTCCACCTCATGTGAAGCCAGAGATTGATCTCGATCTATTAGAAGACTTTCCAGTAGTGTTTGCGGGCGATCTACACGCTCATAGTAATACTCAACGTAATATAGTATATCCTGGTAGTCCTATGACGACATCGTTCCATAGGAATCATGTTAAAACAGGTTATCTCTTTATTAATGAGCAGGATTGGACTTGGATGTGGGAAGAGTTTAGACTTCCGCAGTTAATTCGCAAGACTGTTACAGATCCTTCAGAGATGGTTCCTACAGACTATGACCATACCATCTATGAGTTAGAGGGAGATATACAAGATTTGGCAGGAGTGAAGAACTCTGACCTTCTCGATAAGAAAGTTGTAAAGCGAAAATCTGAAGCAGCACTCATAATCGATAAAGATATGACTATAGAAGAAGAGTTAGTAGAGTATCTAAGTTATATACTTGAAATCTCAGATGATAAAATACCAGATATATTAGGAACCTACAATGATTACGCTTCAAAAGCTGAAATGGGATAATTGCTTTAGCTACGGTTCTGGTAATGAGCTGCAGCTTGACGATAACACTGTCACACAAATAATTGGTACTAACGGTATGGGGAAGTCCTCCATACCGTTAATTATCGAAGAAGCCCTTTATAATAAGAATTCAAAAGGTATTAAAAAGGCAGACATACCAAATAGGTATATAAATGATGGCTATAATATATCACTTTCTTTCAAGAAAGATGATAACAGTTATGAAGTGACCATCAACAGAAAGAGTAATATAAAAGTAAAGCTGGAGAAGAATGGAGAAGATATTTCCAGTCACACAGCTACAAACACCTATAAAACTCTACAAGAGATTATTGGTATTGACTTTAAGACCTTCTCGCAGTTAGTATATCAGAATACAAATGCGAGCTTACAGTTTCTTACTGCAACCGATGCCAACCGCAAGAAGTTTCTAATTGATCTGCTACACTTGGAGCATTATGTAGAGTTGTTTGACTTGTTTAAAGAGGCTTCGAAAAGCTCTTCTTTCAAAATGAACAGTATCTCTTCTAAGTTAGCGACCGTAGAAAAATGGCTCGAAGATAATAAATTGAGTGATACCAACATACTGCCCTTGTTAAATTTACAAATTGATACATCTGAAGACGAGAAGACTTTGCGTTCTTTATCAATAGAACTTGAAAATATCTCTGAAAAAAATAAAAAAATTAGTGCCAATAATCAATATAAAGCACTTATAAAAGCTATTGATATTAATCAATTAAATAGCTGTAGTATTCAATCTATTGAATCCTATGATATACTGCAATCAGAGTTAGGTAGTATTAACGCAGCCGCCACGGGTGCTCAACGAACTTTGGCAAGGCTAAAAAAGCTGAAGGATAAGTGCCCAACTTGTGAGCAATCTATTGATATTTCCGTCGAGCAGTCTATGATTGCTGTGGAACAGGCCAAGTTATTGGAGGCACAGGAGAAAATTGATGAAATTGAAGGAAAGATATCTCGAATTAAAAGAGATAACGCAGAGTTCAATCGTGTACAGAAAGCTAAAGCCGATTGGGAAGGCTTGTACCGATCTATTGACAAAGACCTGCAGAGTGCTCCTGTGGACAAAGGAGAGCTTGATAGTCGCATACTATGCGTTCATAATCGACTACAGGAATCAAAAGAAATATTGGCTGAAAACGCAAAAGAAAATGAGAAACGAACCCGTAGAAACACCAGAATCCAAGTAATTCAGGAACAAACGGATGAGTTTATCAGTCAACTTAATCAGTGCCAAAGCGAACTCGAAGAACAGCAGAAGATTGACTCAAATTTAGATGTATTAAAGAAAGCCTTCAGCACTAATGGTTTACTGGCCTACAAGATAGAAAATCTTGTAAAAGAGCTGGAAGAGTTGACAAACGAATATCTTGGAGAACTATCAGATGGTAGATTTACCTTAGAGTTCGTAGTTTCAAATGACAAGTTAAACGTACAGATAACAGACAATGGAAATATAGTAGATATTTTAGCACTCTCCTCTGGGGAACTTGCCAGAGTAAATACTGCCACTCTCATTGCAATTCGTAAGCTAATGAGTAGTATTTCAAAGTCTCGAATCAATATTTTATTTTTAGACGAAGTTATCAATGTATTAGATGATGTAGGCCGAGAAAAGATGGTAGAAGTATTGTTGAAGGAAGACTTAAATACTTATATTGTTTCACACGGCTGGACGCATCCCCTACTGGAGAAGATAGAGGTAGTCAAGAACGGAAACGTGAGTGGATTAGAGTGATGGGAGCTGGTAGGCGTAGATTGTGGTGGACACATTGTAGAGGTACAAAAGATATGGTAATGTGGTCACATAAATGTGATAATATTGTAATCTCAGTAGAGAAAGGAAGCAGTTGTAACTACTGCGGTAAAAGCGAGGAAGAACATGGTAGACTCCAGAGCGAAGGGAGCGAGAGGCGAATACTTAGTTCGTGATATGCTTCGAGACAGTACAGGTTTGAAGTTTGAGAGAGTACCGGCATCTGGTGCTCTTGAATACCTGAAAGGGGACTTATATGTCCCCAATCAGAGAAACCACTTTTGTATCGAGGTCAAGAACTATAAAGACTCACCTTTAACAGATAAAATCTTTACACAGCCTAAGACGAACAATCTTATACGCTGGTGGAAGAAAGTTGTAATACAAGCGGCAGGCGGCGATCAAAAGCCTATGCTATTTTTTAAATATGATCGATCTAAGGTATTTGTAGTAATAGAAGAAGAGCCTAAAAACACAGATGATTATCTGTATATTAAGTTCTTAGACTGTTACATATTAGTAGCCGAAGACTGGTTGAAAGTAGAGAAAGTGGAGTGGATAGGTGGCTTTTAGTTTCGCAGAACAAACAAAGAGTAACGCAGGTAATACCTTAGTAGTAGATGCCCTTAACTTAGCTTTTCGATGGAAGCACGCAGGAAGAACCGATTTTCGTAATGATTATCTTCAAACTGTCCAGTCTTTAGCCGCATCTTATAAGTGTGGTAGAATAGTAATTACTGCAGATCTTGGATCATCTCGCTACAGAAAAGCGATACTTCCAGAGTATAAGCAGAATCGAAAAGATAAATACGCAGAGCAGACAGAAGCAGAAAAGCAGGCTTTTATAGACTTTTTTGACGAGTATGAAGCAACTCTTGAGTTGTTGTCTGAAAGATACATAGTATTACGTTTTCAAAATGTAGAGGCAGATGATCTTGCTGCCCATCTTGTAAAACGAAAGAAAGAGTATGGTTTCGACAAAATGTGGTTAGTATCAAGTGACCGAGATTGGGA